ATATAATATCGTATTTCGCAATAGGGGGATATACTCGGGAATCGTATTATAAAAACCGAGCAATATAATCGCGTAACTCGCGTATAAGAATATTTCAATATATTTGTAATACATGGCATATTTACTGAATATAGGTTGAACAATGTCGCGAATCTTGGTAACAATAGCGACAACGAGATCTTCTACGGTATTTGTTATTGTGTTCATCGGATGTATAGTATACAGATAAAATTACTGACCGTCCGATACATAAAACGATAATAAACGCGCACTCGGGTCCAAGACCCCCTCGCAAAAAGGGTGCCGCCAGTAATACGGGATGGTTTCACCGCGGCCATGGTAGATAGTCTCGAATAAGCGGCGATAATAGAAACTTTCCTTGTCATATGGAGGATTATAAAGTGAATACAAATAATGCGCCTTATTCTGAAAATCGGTGTTGGTTATGACACTATCGGAATATTCTTTAATCATTTGGATCCATGTTCGACCACCATCCGCGGAACTCACCCCGTCGCTGAACGCCTCTTTTCTTCGCCAGAGGACATCGTTGGGCAAAAGATCCGACCCCTGAAACGCTTTACGAAGCAGATATTTCTCTATTTTTTCATCATCGAAACGCTTGAATCGCGGAGGAATACTCATCACATACTCCAGGAATTCCTTGTCCGCAAACGGCACACGTGCCTCCAATCCGGCGCCACTGACGCTTTTATCCGACCGAAGGAGGTCAAAGAAACGGACGTCCTGAATCATCCGCTCGTTTTCACGATGGAAATCCGTATCGCTTGGTGCCTTCAAAAACCCGCGATAAGACCCGAAGATTTCATCCGACATATCCCCGCAATAAATAACGACATCATCAGTCTGCTGTTGGATATACTTACTGATGAGGTAATTCCCAACAGACGCCCGAATTGTCGTAGTACAGTAACTCTCGGTTTGAAAAATCGTATCGTAAATCGCGCCCAGGAAATCGTTCTCTGTAAGACTAACCTCGTGATGACACGTCCCCAAATGTTCCGCCACTCGCCGCGCCCATATCAAATCCACCGACCCCTCCAATCCGATGCTATATGTATTCAGGACAGTATCGGGCGACGTCCTCTTCAATTCTCTCGCTACAATCGCGGTAACGAGTGAACTATCCAACCCGCCCGATAGAAGACACCCAACGGGCCTCTCGCTCATTAAACGTTTCACGACAGCCCGTGTAAATAATTCGTTAATCTTCGCGCATATCTCGCCTTCGCATTCGCCTTCGCACTCGCGTATCGGGTAGGAATAACTCACGGACATCTCTTTTATTTGTGTTTCCAATAATGGGATATTATTGATACTGGTCGCGGTCGCGGACGAAATGTACGCATGGTCATAATAGGCACGAAATGTCGCAGACCCGCTCTCTCCGTAATACTCCATATAACAACCCGCGGGGAACTGGCAGACTGTTTCGCATAGCGCGTGGATGGATTTCATTTCACTGGCAACACACATGGCGTAATGGTCGGGACACAGCGAAACACACGCCAGGTCGGAATGCTCGCCTCCGAATGCGCCGTCGTGGCGCGATACCCCGATAAAGAGCGAGCGCACACCCACTGGATCTCTCGCAACATAAGTCGCGCCATTTTCATAATCGTGTAATACAAACCCAAAGACACCATCCAATCTGCGCAGAGTTTCATGAATTCCAATGGCACGGTAAAGATGAATAATGATTTCACAATCAGAACCGCTCTGATACTCGCTCTCTAAACCGAATTCCGCAATCAGACCCCTGAAGTTGTATATTTCGCCGTTACAAATCAAACGGCAATTTTTGATATAAAACGGTTGGTCGGATGCTGGGTCCATTCCATTGATGGAGAGGCGGTGAAACCCCCAGGCGCGAGTGTCGTCTTTCAGAAATACGGACTTGTCTGGCCCACGATGTGAAGACAATATAGAATTTTCCTGTAATGTTTTAAGCTGGGCTAATGCGATACGTGCGACGGTTTGAAAATAGAAGATACCGCACATTCGGACGGACGGACGGACGGACGGACGGATGGATGGATATATAATATCACCGATATGTGTTTATATGTATTTATTTTCACATTATTATTTATCCAAAGAAATACAAAAGCAAAGCAACGCAATGGAATTCCACGGCGTCGTAAATGGCGCATATTCAAATCATCACGACCGCCTTGGTGAAATAAACCAACGCATATCTGACAGAAATATCCCATCAGCCACACTTCGCCCCGCTTTCAATGTTCGCCCCCTTTCATCCAAATACGCGATGATGCCGATTATTGAATCTCGCCCGACTCCAACGGTAAGCATCCCGTCCTATCAGCAATACACCACCGAGTCTGTATTCAATCCAGGAACTGCGAAGGCACCATGGCGAGGGTGGGTCGACCGTGTCAATGTAGAATCATCCCTGCGAAACCAATTCTTCGCACTTCAGCGCAATGACGCCGCAGTATACGTGCCGAATTCGACCAGCGACCTCTACCAGGTTCAAATCGACGCTCGCGAAGTAGAGCAACCGAATCCGTATTTGTTTGATAATGGCGCCTCGAACTTCGCACCGATGAACCCCAACCCGAATGGTTTAGGCAAACTCACGTTTGAGAATTCTACGCGGTTTCAACTTCGCACTCTGGATTGTACCTACGACGGATTCTGTACCGGTGAAGGTGGACCCGTCATTGAACCTGCGACAAACTATATTCCGGAAGAACAACTTAAAAAGAAACAAAAAGAGAAAGACCAAAAAGTTCATCTCTCGCACATTTCGGAGGGGTTTTCTGGGAGGTCTGGGACAAACCGACCGAAAGAGGCGATGACGGTAAAATTCCCCACCTATATCCCGCGCGCGACTGCTACGTCGAATGCGAAGGAGAAATTGACGATGCGGAATAACCGGACATAAATACAAATCAATGTAGTAGAACAATATATGCCGAATTATTGTTCTATACTAAGTTATAAAACTGCGTTGAAATGGCTGCTGAAGAATCACGACACGTCGACGACGGCGGCGGCGGCGGGCGCCGGGACGAATGGAGCGACTTCAATGAAATGACACTTACTGTGATGGCGAACCGTAATCGATATGATAGATATAAAAAATCAATGGCGAATACATCCGACGCACTCGCCGAGTTATTTTGTAAAGAAAAGACGTATTATAAAGACCGTATACTGGCAATGACGCGCGGCCTTTTTGATGAAGGATGCGAAAACGACGAAATCAACCGCGCGCATCAAGAATACCTGAAGTCGTGTATTGAGTATTTGAAGTGGAATGATATAACGGATATGGTGGAGGATGATACGCGGACGGAAGAATCCCGTGATGATGTCGCATGTGCGCGTCATGAATTATATCGGAAAATACAAGACACGACTGTGCCATCTGCGGCGCCCGCGCCCGTGCCAGTGCCCGCGCCGCCCACGCCGCCACCCGTGGTGTCGCCCCCTGCGTCCAATACTATTTTATCTTTCGCAAACAAAATGTGTATCCGAAAAAAAACAATGGACGATTTTATTGTATTGAAGCCCGCAATCGGAAACACCGACGAAGAAATTAAGGCGCGACTACCCAAAGTCCGGGATTATCACAATGTTATAATGAACCGAGCGAACCGTGGCGGCGACACGCACGATTACACTGATTGACCCAGAATCTGAAGAGCCGAATGGATTGTATCCTCCGTGTATTGATACACCGAATCAGCCCAATATTCGCGGTATGGAATAAGAGGAAACGCGTTGAGCCCGTTCGTTGTTTCAGATGACGATTTTTCGTAAAGTATTTGTTCTATCTCATAATATGTAGTGTCATCGTTAGATACTGTAGATACTACACCAATGATTTGGTCTTGAATATAATAATTGTGACCGAAGGAGGGGACCAGCAGCGTCATGACGTATTCTGTAATCGTTTCGGTGGTATAAGACGCGAATTTTGTCTGGATTGTATTGACTGGTTCGACCGTCGTCGTCGTCGTCGTCGTCGATGCGTCAAACTCACAGGAACCGCCGTGATAGGCGTGACCATTGGAAATGATGCTATAGATGTAATACATCCGAGTCGCTTTATTGTAAAGTATAAACGCGGACTTATGGTGAAGTGTTCTATCGTAATTATACACGACAATCTGATACATATACTGCGTGATGGGTCGCATAGGATTGATACACATGTGGTTTATCCTCGCGGTGGCGGTGGCGGCGGCGGCGGTGGCGGTGGCGGTGGCGGTGGCAGTAGCATCAGATTCAATAACATCGTCATAATCCGGCTTCGACATTTCGATGAGTGCCTCTGCTGCTGCTGCTGCTGCTGCTTCGTCGCGACGACGAGAGATTCCTCCTGTGTATATTTTATATGTTCTGATACTAGCATCACGAAAAGACGATGTCTGAATTCTTACACGACGTCGGTCGCGCGACTCTGCGGCAGCGGTGGAGGCGATGTCGGCGGCGGCTTCAATTCTAGAAGAACGAGAACGAGTGTTTACGACCATTACAGCGATGAATACAGCGATGAATGTGGATACACTACATCAAATAAAATATAAACGGTTCAATTTTTTATGAGATAATAGTATATAGTATTCTATTCGTTCACACGTTATGAATGAAAAAGAATTCAAAGCGGTGAGTTGTGCGCCAAAAGACGAGACCGACCCCGACATCAATGAAACCAAGGATTTCTCCTGTTATTCATCGAAATCTCTCGACAAACTAAAACTACTCTGGAATAAACGCCACCCCGACCAGAAAATCCAGGACACAGACCCGCGCGCGATATGGACGGCTCTCAAAAACAATATGAGCCAGGTGTGTCAACAAGAGGCGTGTTGGCTGCGCCAGAATTTCGCATCCGCCGGAATGGACCGCGAGATGCTTCACTATACCTTCGCACCGCAAGCTCCGAAGGAGTGGAAGAAGAATATCCATGAGTGGTTGTCCAGTATCGATATCGCGAATTCATTGAAGCAATATGAGCACGCCGTCCCGTCGTTTCTATTCATCGGCCCATCTCCCGTGGATTTTGACGAAGTCATTGAAGGCGGTGAATGTGTGTGGGAGGAACTGTGTAAATTTGATATTATGAAGCACGTGAAAAATGGAAAGCCGAAAATCGGTATTGTTTTTAATACAGACCCGCACGATAAACCAGGTGAACATTGGGTATCTATGTTTATTGATGTGCGCGCGCGGGTCATCTTCTTTTTTGATAGCACTGGCGACCCACCCCAGCGGAGAATA